TATAAAAGTGACAGGTATTTGGTCGATGCTATTATTGATGGCATCCATAATCATCCAACTCTTCAAACGCCGGAAGGCTATGCCGCCTTGGAAGACAACCTTCAGCGGACTTGGGAATCTTCTGAAGTCAATAAAGCAAGATGGAGTGCTTATTACCTCAATCTTCAGCGCAACATTGATGAATGCTGGGCCGCAGGAACTATTGTAGGTCCCGCACGTGGTTCTGGCGGTGGTTTTGAACTTTTGTATTGTTTGGATGTTATTCAAATGGATGCTCTTCGAGAAACTACAAAATGCTTCCCATGGCGTTTCTTGAATCCTAAGCGTGAATCAGTATTGGATATTGATACTGATATTGAAGGCGGACGTCGCGCACAGGTTTTGGCACACTTTCGCAGAGTTTACGGTGAAGATCGAGTAGCGAATGTTGCGACTTTTAGAACAGAAACCACCAAGAGTGCCATTCTTACTGCTGCGCGTGGCCTTGAAATTGATGTTGATGTGGCACAATATATCGCGGGTCTGGTTCCGGCAGACCGTGGTAAGATTAGAAGCCTTTCTCAGTGTTTCTATGGAGATGAAGAGCAAGGATGGCCACCGGTCAAACAATTTGTAATTGAAATGACAGATAATTATCCAGAGCTATGGGAAGTTGCAAAGAAAATTGAGAATCTTGTTTGTGGCTCTGGTCTTCATGCAGGCGGCGTGATTTTTGTTGACGAGCCTTTTACTGAATCAACCGCTCTCATGCGCGCACCCGATGGGACAATTTGTACTCAATTCGATCTACATGATGCAGAGGACGTATCTTTAATAAAAATAGACCTTCTTTCTGTTGAGGCCATGGACAAAATACATAATTGCCTTGACCTACTTTGTGATTATGGCTATGTT